CCGCAAGATCGGCTGTCTCTCGAAGATCTCCTCGGAGGTGAACGAGGACGCGATTATCTCGATCGCGGACACGCTGGCCCGTGAATTCGCCCAGGCCTTCGCGAAAAAGGAGGACCAGTGCGCGTTCCTCGGAGACGGTTCCGCAACCTATTGCCGGATCAGGGGTCTGATCACGCAGTTGACCACGGCCACGGCCTCGACAGTCGAGGCGCTGGCCGGCAATACGGCGTTTTCTTCACTGGACCTGGTCGACTTCGAGTCGATGATCGGCAAGCTGCCCGATTACGCCGACGACGGCGCCAAGTGGTACATCCACAAAGCCGGTTTTGCGGCCTCGATGATGCGGCTGGTCGACGCCGCGGGTGGCAACACGGGCGAGATGCTCGCCGGTAAGGTCCAACGGTACTTCCTGGGCTATCCCGTGGTCACGACCAGCGTGATGAATTCGACGCTGGCGGCCCAGACCAGCGTCAAGGGGATCTGCTACCTCGGCGACCTTCGCCTGGCGGCCACGTTGGGCGACCGCCGCGGGATCCGGACCATTACGTCGCGCGAGCGGTACATGGAATTGGACCAGATCGGCATCCAGGGCACCCAGCGGTTCGCGATGAACATCCACGACGTGGGCGACACCAGCGACCCCGGCCCGGTGATCATGCTGAAGATGCCGGGGAGCTAGACAACCCATCACGCGGCGCTATCCAGCGCTGCACATTCCTTCAAAGGACAAAAGGAGTTTCACGTGATTAACGCACAGAACAACAAGGTCCTGCGGGTGGTCTCGCCGGAGGCCATCAAGGACGATGGCAGCTACACCTCCCAGGCAGTGGATGCCATCGGCGCCGACTACGTCGAGGTCTATGCCCACTTGGGGGCCACGGACATCGCCATGACGGCGCTGAAGATCCAGGAGTGCGCGACCTCCGGCGGCAGTTACACCGACGTCACCGGGCTGGTCTTCGGTACGTCGACCAACACGGGCGGCAGCACGTCGACTTTGCCGAGTGCGACCGACGACGACAAGTTCTTCAAGTTTGAGATCGATATGCGGTACCGCGAGCGGTACCTCAAGATCGTGGCCACCAACGGCGACGGCACGGTAGGCGGCTTCTTCACCGCCATCGCGATCCTCTCCCGGTTGGAGCAGTCCCCCAAAACGGCGGCCTTGGCCGGTTGTAGCCAGATCCTCCGCGTCTAAGGGTAGCCATGATGCCCGGGCACGGCGACACCTGGATCGTCATCGGCGCCAGTTCGAGCGTGCCGGCGTTTACCGACGCCGTGCGCGCTCGAAACCCCGGCGCGTGCTCGATCACCTGCAACGCGGGGATCGATCTGCTGGGCGGCTGGCCGCTGGATTACTACTTCCTCTCGGACCAGAACGCCTGCCGGACGCATGCGGCGGCGGCCTACGAACTGCAGGGACGGGGCACCCAGTTGATCACGCTCAAGCGGCTGCCCAGCGCACTGGAGACGCGGGGCGTGGACCGCTTCGACGTGTTCCTGGAGGTTCACAGCCCGGCGACTGAGACTTATCTGCGGGGAGCAACGCAGGACGTGCGGTTCTCGCGTTTGTTCTGCACGCAATTCGCACTGAACGAGGGCGCCGGCAAAGTGATCTTCCTGGGGATGGAGAAGTATCCAGAGCGAATTCCTCACGCGAAGAAGCACAACGAGCTGTACGTCCAGCCATTCCTGCAGTCGGTGTTGAGGGCCTGCCCCGAGGTGGCCATCGAGTTTTGCGGCCGGCCGGGCTTTTACCTGTCGGCCCCAAACCTGCGAATCTTCACCACGCTGGAGGCTTACGAGGAACACTATGCAAATTCAACTGACAAAACGCTGGAAGCACTTTCCGGTGGGGAAAGTGCTCGAATTGTCCGACGGCGTAGCGGAGCTGCTGAAAAACCAGAAGCGGGCCGTCGAGTGCAAACCTCCGCAGGAAAGTGAGCCGGAGTGCATGGTTCCGCAGCGGACCGTGCATGTGACGGCAAGCAGACAAGACAGACGGCGCGGCAAAGCGAAGCCGACGGCCGTCGAGGTGTAGACCATGAAGCTGGAAGTGGACACCGCCGCCACCGAGGAGCCGGTCACGCCGGCCGACGTGAAGACGCGGTCGCGGATGTCGACCAGCTCCGAGGACGGACTGTTGTCCGACTTCATTGTGGCGGCGCGTCAGGCCGCGGAGGCCGCCACCTGGAGCCGATTTTGCACACAAACGCACAAAGCCTACTACGACAACTTTGCGCAGCTCAGCAGGCGGCTGCCGTATCCGCCGCTGTCGAGTGTGACCAGCGTGAAGTATACGGACACCGACGGGACGTTGCAGACTGTGTCGACCGACGTGTGGGAGGCGGGCGAGGAGTTGGGCATCGGGATCGTCCGGCTGAAGGTCGACCAATCGTGGCCCACCGACGTTCGCAGTCATCCCGACAGCGTGGTGGTGGAGTTCGTCTGCGGCTACGGGGACGCGAGCGACGTGCCGCTGTCGGTCAAGGCGGCGATCGTGCTCCACGTGCAGGCCGCCCATTTTCATCGCGACGCAATGGAGGTGCCCAAGGCGTTTTATGACCTACTGGGGCCTTACAGCTATCGATCATACACGCCGCCGTTTTGGAGCGGCTCATAAGCGAATAAAGGAGTCAAAACCATGGCAGCATCCGGCACCATCAACATCCAGGCCTCGATTGGTGGAGGTCTGATCAACGCGACCATCACGCGCACGGCCGAGAGCGTGCTGCGGGCAGAGGTAGAGCTGCCGGCGGGCAGCGCGGGAACCTTGAGTACGCGGACCGACGACGATACCGGGATCGTTACCGTAGAGGCAGGCCACGGCATTCTCGATACCGACTACGTCGATCTCTACTGGTCCGGCGGCGTGCGATATGGCCTGGACGTCACGGCCCAGGATGCGACGACCATCTCGATCGATATAGGTGAGGGCGACAACCTGCCGACCGAGACCAGCGCCATCGTGATCACCAAGCGAGTGGAGATCGACGAACAGTTCGACGGCGACGTGCTGAATATGCTGGCGGTCAACTGCAATCAGCGGGGCCACGTCGAATTCGAGGAGTCGGGCGGAACCACAGTGAAGGCCCAGGAATTGAAGGCCAACGAGCCGTGGACCTGGGTCACCAACCAGAGCTTCACCAACCCACTGACGGGCAACGCGATCGGCAAGATTCAGGCCAGCAATGGCAGCGGTACGACTGCTGCGACGTTGAAGATCCTGGGGCTGAAGGACACGGTTTCGTGAGCGAGTTGACCCTCCCCACGGGCAAGTGGTTCGCGGAACTCAAGAAGGCACACAAAGCTCTACGGCGATTCACAAAGGCAGAGAGAAAGGCACGGCGTCGTGATGGCAAAGCTCCCCGGCTGGATTCGAGACGACGGTATGACGCAGGACGACAAGGGCCACATATTGGTCCACTTCCACGTACGGCGCTGGCACCCCGGTTTCTGGCTGATGTGGGTAAATGCTTTCATTGACGTGTTATGGGAACGGTGGAATGGTCGCAGGAGCGTTTGACAAAGAGATCGTGATCTGGCGCCCGGTGCAGACGACCACCGACGGCAAGGTCACCACAACGCCGGCCGAAGTGGCCGCGGTGTGGGCCGCGGTTATGCCCCAGAGCGGCCGGGAGTATTACCGGTCCAAGCAGACGCACGCCACGATGACGCACCTGGTGCGGATCTACTGGTCGCCCGAGGTGGCCGACGTGACGGCCAAGTACTGGCTGACGTTGGGCTCGCGGCGGCTGGACATCGTGTCAGCCACGAACGTCGACGAGGCCAGCCAGTTTATCGACCTGGTTTGTGTGGAGAAGGTCGAATGAGCGCAACACTAACCGGCGACAAGGAACTGCGGGCAGCCCTGAATATCCTCCCCGACCGCATCTACCGCAAGGTGGTCCGGCAGATGACCGGGAAGATGGCCACACCTATCGTCAGCGCAGCCAAGCGGAACCTCAAAGCGGTGCAGAGCGAGAAGGCCCGCGGCGTGCTGGCCAAGGGCCTGCGAAAGAAGACAAAGACCTACAAAGCGGACGGAAGCGTGGTGACGATCGTCGGCGGGAAGTTTCCCGAGGCGGCCCACGCCCACCTGGTCGAGTTCGGCCACCGGATGGTAGTTGGCGGGACTGTGAGTCGACTCAAGAAGCAATGGTCGGCTAGCCGGAGTAGCCGGACCGGCAAGCGCGGCGGCGGCCGCGTAGTGGGTTTCGTCCCGGCCAAGCCGTTCATGCGGCCCGCCTACGATGCCACGAAGGGTCAAGCCATGGCGATTGCCGAGCAAGCCCTGCGTGTCGGCATCGAGCGTGAAGCCAAGAAGCTGGCGAAGCTATGAGTCTGCAATCCGCATTTTGCAACTACTTGGGATCGCAGTCGACGATCACCGACTTGCTGACCAACAACGGTGCGGCGGACATCTTCTGGACCACCGTTCCTGAGGGAAGGTCATTGCCGGTGATCGTGGTGCAGAAGATCTCCGACAGCGCGGAGCACTACCAGGGCGGTGCCGTGAGTCTGGCCGAGGCCCGCTTGCAGGTGACCTGCATGTCGGACGCGCCGGAGGAGGCAGAGGCGATTGCCGACGCGGTGCGGCTGAAGACCGACGGGATGCAAAACACCACGATCGGGCGCGTGGGCGACCAGGTGACCGTGGTCAACGTGCGACTCGAAAACGCCAGCGAAGGCGTCAGCACACCGCAGGAGGGCGGCGAGATGGAGACGGGCAAAGAGACAGGAACGCCTGACGTGAATATGGACTTTCTGATTTGGTACCGCGCAACGGTACCCAGCTTTTGATAGGAGTAGGAGGACATCATGGTTGCTTACATTGCGACCGGAATCACGGTGACGCTGGCCGGCTTGTCCGGTGACCTGTTGGACGTCAATCACGGCGGCGAGTCGTGCGACATGGAGGACGTGACGCATCAGTTGTCGACCGAGGCGTGGCGGGAGTTTCTGTCGGGGCTGAAGGACGGCGGCGAGGTCACCTTGACGATCCACTACGCCGCAGGCAGCGGGCCCGATATGCCCGCCGTGGGCGACGCTGCCACTAGCCTGGCGATTGCGTTTCCCACCGCCCCGGCTTTTTCGGCCGACGTCTTCGTCAGCGGCAAGGGCTTCGCGGCAACGCTTGGCACCAAGATCGTCCAGGACGTCACAGTGAAGATCACCGGCAAGCCGACTTGGGGTTAAGAAAACCAGCGGTGAGCCGACTTACTTGAAGCGAAGGAGAACAACATGCCTGCGCAGATGGCGGATGTCGCCCCGCAAGGCGATGAGGACGATGTCCACGAGTTGCCCGAGCCGGTGCAACTCACTCGCGAGTACGTCCGTGAGTGCGACGACTTACGCATCGAATGGGTCGATGTTCCCGAGTGGAGCAAGGACGGCGAGCGCACGGGGACCTTCGCCAAGAACATCGGGGCCCGCGCACGCGACCGGTGCGAGCGTGAATCTTGGGAGGCGGACGGGGACAAGGCGCGACTGACGCTGGAGAATGCCCGTGCTCGCTGGGTAGTGCAAGGTGCCTGCGACGCGACCGGCACGCGGATCTTCAGGGATGAGGATGCTGAGTGGCTGGGGGAAAAGGACGGCAAGGCGGTCGACCGCATTTACGAG